CGCTATAATAGTTGAATAATAACAATACAACTTTAAACATTAAAGGAGCCGTTATGAGTTTCGTTCGTATCAAATCTGGTGCTTATCGCACTACTGATGTATCCAACCGTGTGTTCCAACTTGTAGAACAATACAAGGCAGGCGCCAAAGGCGGTTATGTTACAGTCAAGAACGGTGGCCAATTCCCTGGCTTCCCCGAAGACATCCGTGTCAAAGTGAACAGCATGAGTGATTATGAGTTTGTGGGTGCGGACCAGTTTGACGGCGAAGCGATAACCGTTGATGCAGATGTGCAGGCGGTTGTGAACGACACCAAGACGGACGAAGAGCGCATGGCCGAGATTGCCGAGCGTTTTGAAATCCTTACAGAAATGACCAAGGCTGCTACAGCCGGCGACATTCGTGCCATGATTGTATCGGGTCCTCCTGGTGTAGGCAAGAGCTTTGGCGTTGAACTCGAGATTGAAAAGGCAACTCTGCTGGATCAGATTGCAGGTCGTCGACTCAGAGCCGAAGTGGTCAAAGGTTCGGCCACTGCAATTGGCCTGTATCAAGCCTTGTACAAGTATTCGGACCCCAACTGTGTGATCGTGTTCGATGACTGCGATAGTATCTTGTTGGATGATGTGTGCCTTAACTTGTTGAAAGGTGCGCTAGACTCGGGCAAGAAGCGCAAGATTAGTTGGCTGTCAGACAGCCGTATCCTGCGCAGCGAAGGTATCCCGGATAGTTTTGAATTCAAGGGTAGTGTAATCTTTATTACCAACTTAAAGTTTGACAAGATGAAGAGCCAAAAGTTGCGTGATCACTTGGATGCTTTGCAGTCACGCTGCCACTACTTGGATCTTACACTAGACACCATGCGTGACAAGGTCCTGCGTATCCGGCAGATTGCACGTAGTGGCGAACTGTTTGCGGATCTCGAACTCAGCGAGATAGCACAAGACGAGATCATTGGCTTTATGGATGCCAACAAGAATCGTTTGCGCGAAATGAGTTTACGTATGGCTATCAAGATTGGTCAACTGTACAAGAGCTTTCCTACCAAGTGGCAGGCATTGGCTCAAAGTACTTGCATGAAATCTGCGTAAGCAGATATCTCCGGAGTTTTTGATAGCTCCTTTTACTCCGGAATTTGCCCTGCTCTAAGCAGGGCTTTTTTTTGACTTTGTTCTCGATAAGTAGTATACTTGTACTATGAAAAAATACTCGTCGGTTGAAGACTACATTGAAGTAATGAACGGAGATAGGAATCCAGATACTGGAACCATCTACAGTTTGTTTAACAGCACGCCACCCATAATAAGCTTGGCCAGATACGATGTACAGATATTGAGCAGCATGAGTCAGACCACACAGAGTGGTCGTGCGTTAACGGACCGGCAGGCAGAATTGGCTGTCAAACTGGTGCTCAAGTATCGCAAGCAACTGGAAAAGCTGGACATAGATGTTGGGCCGGTAGAGAGTCCGGTGTTTCGACTGGGCATCAGACAGATTGATAGACGTAGGTTGCTGTATGTGGACAACGACAATATTGTGCTCAAGTTTCCTTACGACACCACACTGATCAATGACTTAAGAGATCTAGCAAAAATAAGTCAGGGCCGATGGCGGTTTGATCCTGCCAATCGTGCCTGGGCATTGGCCATCACAGAAACCAATGTGGTTGCTGCCAACGGCTTTGCACAGAACCATCAGTTCGAGATAGCACCCGAGGTGGCCGAATATCTTGAGGCAGTAGAAGCCTGTGAACAGCAGCCGTATCAAATCCAATTGACTCACACATCCCAAGGCTTGCAAATCACAAACGCTGCCAAGAGCTTGCAGGAGGCAGTGCAGACCGATTGTGGCCTTGATGACAAGAACCTGGACCGGCTGGTGGACTGTTCGGCCATATACGGCTATACAGTGGATGAACAGATACAAATTGACGCAGCATGTAGATACTCGCCGCGCATTTGCAATTTACTGTTGGCTCAAGAAACCAAATTTGCACCCAACAGCGACGCCACTGTGATCAAAGACATCATACGCTACGCAGATATAACCCAACGCTATCCGATCTATGTGTATGAACCCGACATGAGCAATCGACTGTTAGACAATTTTGTTCGTGCCAATTTTGATCCAGAGGATGTGTATCAATCGCAAACTCTGGGCAAGCCCAAAGAACCCATAGACAAAAAAGTAATTTACTTTAACAAGTACAGTGCCAAATGGGATCAACCGGTACCGCTGTTGATCAGTGGTCAAGGCATGATGCACGGTGGTGAAAAAACCATGCTGATACAACAGGCCGAAAAAGTTGTGTATTTTGCTACTGAAGTGTATAATATACACACTATCAAAACTAAAAACTAATGCAGGCAAAACTGTTAATACGAGATGAAGTAAATGCCAAGATCGAAGGCCTGGATCTCAACACCAGAACAGCCTTGGTCAAACGATACAAGTACGAAATACCCGGTGCCAGATATCAGCCCAGTGTGCGTCTTGGCCGTTGGGATGGCAAGGTTCCGTTCTTCAATCTTGGCGGCACCACATACATCAATCTACTGCCCGAGATACTGCCTTACCTGGACGAGCAAGGCTATGACATAGAAGTGGAAGATACTAGACAGTATCGTACCCAGTTTGAGTTTGAGACTGTGGATGAGAATACCTATCAACACAAACGGTGGCCCAAGGGTCATCCCCGAGCCGGTGAACCCATAGTGCTGAGAGATTATCAACCCGAGATCATTAATAGATTCTTGGCCAATCCGCAATGTGTACAAGAAGTGGCCACTGGTGCTGGCAAAACTATCGTTACAGCAGCCTTGGCTGACGCAGTCAGCCAGTATGGACGCACCATCATTATTGTGCCCAACAAGAGTCTGGTTACACAAACCGAAGATGACTTTGTGAATTTGGAACTGGACACCGGCGTCTACTTCGGCGATAGAAAAGAGTACGGTCGTACACACACCATTTGTACCTGGCAAAGTCTAAACAACTTGTTAAAGACCACCAAGAATGCCGAAGCAGAAATTACCATTGGCGAGTTCTTGGAAGGCGTAGTGGCAGTGATCGTAGATGAAACACATCAGGCCAAGGCCGATGCATTAAAGACATTATTAAGCGGACCATTTGCACAAGTGCCCATACGTTGGGGACTGACCGGCACTATACCCAAAGAAGATTATGCTAGACAGAGCATCAACTGTGTGTTGGGTCCAGTAGTGGGACAATTGAGTGCCAGTGAGTTACAAGAAGCCGGACATCTAGCACAGTGTCATGTGAACGTGGTACAGTTGGCGGATCATCGAGAGTACGCAAACTATCAAAGCGAATTAAAATATCTAATAGAAACGGCTGAAAGACTGGACTATATTGCTAGACTGATAAGTACTATTGTTGATTCAGGTAACACGCTAATATTAGTGGATCGAATAAGTGCCGGTCGGGCACTGGCAGAACGACTGCCGGGCAGTGTGTTCGTGTCTGGAGCAACCAAGGCCGGGGAGCGCAAAGAACACTATGACGAAGTGGCAGAGGCTTCAGACAAAATCATTATCGCTACCTACGGCGTTGCTGCTGTTGGTATCAATATTCCCCGCATTTTTAATCTTGTTTTACTTGAGCCTGGCAAATCTTTTGTACGTGTTATACAAAGTATCGGGCGCGGAATACGTCGTGCAGAGGACAAAGACTTTGTTCAGATCTGGGACATAACCAGTACCTGTAAGTTTGCAAAAAGACATCTAACCAAAAGAAAAGCTTTTTATAAGGAAGCCAACTATCCATTTACTGTAGAAAAGGCAGAATGGGAATGATAGTGGTATGCGGTGACAGCTTTATGGCTCCAGATCCCCATGCACCTGGTCGACATTTTAGCGAAATAATGGGAGCAGTTAGTTTGGCCCGGCCAGGTTGCAGCAACACAGACATTTGTTTCCAGATAGAACAAGCAATACGTTTACAAGCTGATAGAGTAATCATTGGAACCACAGATCCTGCCAGAATAGAATTAAAACTAACAGAACAACAACTACCAAGTGTTGAATTGGAAAATTTTAGAAATGGACAGTACGCCAGTGACACTATACCAACATTCATTGGTCAAGAACCAGATCTTACGCACAAGTATCAGTTGTCTTCAACACGGCGACAGGCAGTCAAGCAATACTTTACAGAAATGTTTGATCCTGTGTTAAAAAGTATCACAGACCGTTGGAATTTAGAATATTTTTTAGTACAATTAGAAAAAAATCACATAAGATATACAGTGTTACGCAGAGACTTTGTTGTATATCAATATGCACAGGCACACCCAAATGAGCCATACTGGTTTCACACCAATTTTGCAACACAACACGAGGCAGCAAATTTATTATTACAACAATGAGAATACTGACACTAGATAACACAGCCTACGAGCTGAACGAAATACCGGACGAAGTAGAGGATTTGAGATTTGCAGTTTTAGATAACTCAGATCCAAGAACGCCGGACTACTTTTACATACCTTTGATCTTTTTAGAAAGCTTTAACAGTCCAGCCTTGGTGTTGAGAATTGGTTCCAGTGTGATCAAGATGCCGGTGGATTGGCATGTGTTGATTGGCGAACCTGACCTTGGCGATCTAGAAGTGGTTCCCTTGACCAGTATCAACGATCGAGGATTCAGTGTATTCTGTTTTAATCCTATTAGTAGTTTTAAACCTGAATTTCAGCAGATTGAGATTATTGATATCTATCAAGATGTCAAATGGTATTTTCCTAAACTCAAGCCAGGGCAACTGTTGGCAGTACCATTAGAAACAGGTACACAACAACCGTTGTGTGCGTACTTTGTAAAAGACATATCAAGACAGAGCGAGGTGGTTGATTATGCCAAGTGCTGGTAGACTAGAGCCCGGAGCCACTTATGTCTATGAACGAGCCAATGGTGTAGTCTATGCTCGTAAGTCAGGAGATCCGCCCGATCAACGATTTGAAATAGGCAGCGATTACGATCCTAGAACTAGTGACGGTAGACCGTTACACGATCATATAATGGATTCAAAACTTTGGGGCGAAATCCATCGTGCTGCAAAAACAAATCCTGCTTTACAAGATGCATTAGATCGTGTTAAACTAATTCATGCACTTAGTCAACAAGATGACACAGTGCCACATCATCCAGTATGACTGACAAACTAAACATTGCCAACGAGATGCGTCAATTTGATTCTAAGAATCGAATGTTTTATCGCGAGTTAACAGATGAAGAACGCAAAAAGTTTAGTAACTATCTCATGATCCGTTGGGGATCAAGTGTGCAAGGCAGCACTGAATTACAGCAGTACTATCTCATGTCCTGCAATGAAAACTTCAATCGACACTTCTTTGATCTAGCCCGGCATCCAGAATTACAATGGTTACTGGCCACTACAGTCAGTCCAGGCATGGGCACATTTAGACATGACTGGATCAAACAAAAAAAGCGAGAAGGCAGCAGTAGCAAAGCAGTAAAATTCCTAAAACAAATTTACACCACATACAGCGAAGATGAACTGGAGTTGTTGGCGAAAATCAACACCACAGAAGATCTTAAACAATTGGCTCGCAAACATGGATGGGATGATAGAAGAATCAAGTCCGAACTATAAGTGTAAATACTGTGAGCGTGAGTTCAGAAAGGAAAGTACACTAGCGGCACATTTATGTGAGCCCAAACGACGTTGGCAACAAGAAACCGAAACAGGAGTACAATTTGGACTTAGAGCGTATCTACAATTTTATGAAACCACACAAGGTAGCGCACAGCTTAAAAGCTACATGGATTTCGTTGCAAGTCCGTATTACAATGCTTTTGTTCGGTTCGGCAGACACTTGGTTGCTATTCGCTGTATTAATAGCAACAGCTATACAGCTTGGTTACTAAAGAACAATAAAAAATTAGACCATTGGTGTCGAGATAAATTTTACGAAGAATGGTTACATGAATATGTTAAAAAGGAGGCAGTGCAAGACGCACTCGAGCGCGGCCTCAAAACCATGGAGGAATACGCAAATGGAGATAGTGGGCTTGCTAGTTAC